GCTAAAATCAAGGAATTCAGATCTATAGCCACGCGCTATGAAAAGACGGCCTGCAGTTACGCCGCCAATTGGTATCTCGTCGCGACCATCATCGCTTCACGATGAATGTCCACAGGCCCTAGATGAACTATGCTCTCAAACCATCGTCGAGGCGGGACGATTTTCCGAAACCCGCTAAAACAGATCCTCGTGGCCGAGCAGTTGGTTCATCGACGTCGAGGGGTCGGTGCAACCGGCATCGCCGACGATACGCGCCGGAACCCCGGCGACGGTCTTGCAGGGCGGAACCTCGTTCAGCACGACTGAACCCGCGGCGATCCGCGAATGATGGCCTATCCGGATATTGCCCAGCACCTTTGCCCCCGCACCGATCATCACGCCATTCCCGATCTTGGGATGCCGGTCGCCATCCTCCTTGCCGGTACCGCCCAGCGTGACGGAATGCAGCATCGAGACGTCGTTTCCGACCACCGCAGTCTCGCCGATGACGATCGAATGTGCATGATCGATCATCACGCCGGTGCCGATCTTGGCCGCCGGATGAATATCCACACCGAATACTTCCGAGCAACGCATCTGCACGAAATACGCCATGTCATACCGACCCTGCTGCCACAGCCAATGTCCGATCCGGTAAGCCTGAAGCGCCTGATAGCCCTTGAAGAACAGGATGGGCTGCATCAACCGGTGGGTGGCCGGATCGCGCTCATAAACAGCAAGCAGATCGGCCTGCCCGGCCCGCGCGAGTTCCGGCGCGCGCGCGAATGCGTCATCCGCGATCTCGCGCAGGATCTGTTCGCTCATCTCGCGCGAGGCGAGTTTCAGCGAAAACCGATAGGCCAGAGCCGCCTCGAATGTCGAATGGTGCAGGAGCCCTGCGTGAATCAAAGCCCCAAGCAAGGGCTCGTCCTTGACCGCGACCCGCGCCTCGCACTGGATTCGTGCCCAGACCGAGACGCGAGATTCCTCTCCCGTCTCGTCAATGAGCGGTTGAACTAGTTCCTTGTGCAGGTTCATCGTGCCACGCCTGTCAAAACGGTTGGGCATAGATCTTAACCGAAAGCGACAGGTACCGAAACCCTTCCTCAATCGGGAAGCCTGAGCTCCCACCAATGGAGGACCACCCGCACCTTGCCCCCCGAGAATTGCCCTCCGGCCGCGGTCAGCTGCAATGGGCTGGGGCTCCAATAGGTCATCGGCGCGCTCAGGATACCCCGCGACCAGGAGCCGGCGGCCTTGCCCAGCCCTTCGCCGAAGCGGTTCAACGCCTCGGGATGGCCTAGCGACCAGGAAGTCAGCGAACCCGTTATCGCGTTCAGGACGCGCGCCGTGGCCCCGATCACCATGGCCCCCGCCGGAATTGCCATGCCGGTCGCGAAACTCGGCCCCGTGCCCAGGGTGATATCCTCGAAATCCTGGCCCGCGATCATGCCCGAGCCATGGGCGCCAAGGCTGACTGCGCCCACCACCCAGCCAGAGCCGTCATGAATCGCCGATTGGCCCCGATCCGCAATCCACGCCCGGCGACCAAATCCCGGCTCGACAAAGACCCAGCCCCCATTCATCGCAATGGCGATCTTGCCGGACTGCCCTTCCCATGCGTTGACGGCCCCTTGCGGCACGGCCCAGCACTGCCCTTCGATGACTGGGCTTGGCGGAGTCGTGCGGGTCGTTCCCTGCAGCACCAGATCGACCAGCCCGTCTATCCGCACCAGAGCGTCGTTCACGGTGACATGTTTCTGCGCCTGCGCGGGCATGAGCAATGGTAGGCCGAAATTTGCGGTCGCATTCTCAGACATTTATGTCGATCCTCGCTGATGGGCCCGGCCCGAAAACATCCGAAAGCTGGGCGACCTCGATGGTAAAGGCGCCGCCCGCACGGGCGGCGGTCCAGATAGCGGGCGCGATGCTCCAACGCGGTTCACTGGTCATGGCTTGGGCCAGAACCGCGCCGTTCTGCACCAGTCGGACGGAATAGATCTCGCGGCTTTCGCCTAGCGGCACCTCCGGCCCGTCCCAATTGTCGCCCTGAATGCGGGTCCGTCGGATCCACGAGACCGTGCCGTCTGAGATCGCAAGGTGGCAGGGCGAGAGGGGGCGTAGCCCCACCCCACGAAACGCAGCCGAGATGGTCCGATAGCTCGCATCATCCGGACTGCGGCTTGCCGGACCGATCCGCCAATGCCGAATCTGGTTTCGCGCCGTCGGTGCAAGATCGACCTGCGTCGGAGCGCCGTCCAGCAGGACGACAGTGCTTCCGGACGGCCAGACCGGGGGCATGAGGGCGTCGGTACCGGCCTGTCCGCGCAAACGCGTCGAGATTTCCCACACACCCGTCGCGACCAGTCGCGCATCCCGAAATTGCATCAACTCCCAGTCTTCGGAGGAACCATCGCCGATCGCGAGCAGGTTCGCCCCTCCGAGCAGCGCAGTCAGACTTGCTGAGTCGATGTCTCCCCCCTTGAGCCGGACCCGCAAAGGCGGCCCCAGATCCCAAAGGCCCGGACGGGCGGCATCAAGCGGAGCCAAAGTGGTTCCGATGATCGACGATCGGGGCAGCGTCAGGTTCGGGGCATATCCGCCATCGACTTCCGTCGCCATCCATGCTGCGACTGCACTTGGCCAAGGCGTGGCAGAGACCGCCAGATGTGGTGCATGGGCGATCTCATCCCCCCTGAGAAGCGGCAGATCCAAAAAGAGCGGCAACACAGGAACAGGGGCCTGAAATGCCGCGAGCCGAGGCGCATCGGTCGTCTCGTGCGACGGCTCATAGCTGCCCGGTTCGACGCGAACAGCGTCCAGCACAAGCGCTTCGGCCCGTTCGATGCGGTCTATGCGCCAGCGGCGCGGTCCGCCCACACCCTCGTCGAACCGGACAACATCCCCCACATGCAGATCCGATCGCGATGGAGGCAAGACAAATCGCATCCCGTCGCGCGCGACCAATGTCTCGGCCAACCAGCGCCCGACCAGCGCCTGTCCCTCTTGACGGGTGAGCGCCATTGACAACTCGCTCTCCGAAACCGCGAGAAACTCGGCACCCGGCAAAACGGATTCGGTCGCACGGACGGCGTAATCCGCACCGGATTCGACATAGGTCAGCCTCACCCGACCAGCCACCTCACCTGCATTGGCGCGCGAATACTCGATTGGTCCCGAATCACCGTTCTGCGCCAGTTCATCCGGGCCAAGATCGATATCGACACGGGCATCGCGCATGCGAAAGCGCAATGTCCCGTCACCTTCCACGGCATCAAAGCCATATGCCAACATCAAGGGCTGCAAGGCCGCCCGGCCACTTTCAGAGCCGTTCACCGAATAGCCACGCACCAACCCGTAAAGCTCTTCCACGTCAAAAGCGACGACCCCGGCTTCGCGGCAGATATCGCCCACGACATCGGCCAATGGCACCGCGCCTGCCCGCCCATTCAGCCAATGTCCCCGCTCCCAGGCCGGTCCATCTGACCAGACATCCGTCCGTCCCGGAAATGCGGGGAAAGGCCGCGCATCCCAACACCATAGATGGGCGCGCGACATATCCACCATGTTTCCTGCAGCGGTCCGGCCATGGGCGCTCCTGACCGGGTTATTCGCGGCATCGCACCAATACTCGGTCATCGCCCGGACATAGGCGGCCTGCATGAGGTCGTTGCGCTGACCATTCGAGAAATGCGGCAGTTGCGACTCCGAACTCATTGCATCCAGAAACTTGTTGGGCTGGTTCGATCCCTTGTCGAGCGCCGCACATCCCATCTCGGTGAACCAGATCGGCTTCGATCCCGGTACCCAGGGGCTGGGCCGATCACTCCGTACACCCCCGACGCGCTCATGGTGCTCGTTCAGCCACCAGTTGCGAATATCCTTGTATCGCCACAGCCAATGTTCATGAAACAAACCGTCATGGATCGGCGTCCTGCGCTGCGCCAGGCGGTCGGCGTCGCTTGCGTAAAACCAATCATAGCCTTCGCCAGCAGAAACATTTCGGCGCAGGTAAGCCGGATTTTCGACGCGCCCCCAGACGGCATCGGCATGATCCTCGCCATCGCGCCAATCCGACAGGGGCATGTAATTGTCGATTCCGATGAAATCGATGTTTTCATCCGCCCAGAGGCTGTCGAGATGGAAATACGCATCTCCGTTGCCGGGCTGGTATCCGAAATATTCCGACCAGTCCGCAGCATAGCCCAGCAGAACATTTTCGCCTAGGATGGCACGGACATCTGCGGCAAGACGGCAAAGCTCGGCCACGGCAGGAAAGCTTTGGTTCCGACCCTGAACCTGTGTCAGGCCAACCATCTCGGAGCCGATGAGAAAGGCGTCGAGTCCCCCTGCCTCGGCACAAAGATGCGCGTAATGCAGAATGAAACGCCGATACGACCATTCCTCCGGCCCATGATAATGCACCTCGCCATTCGCCCGCGAAAAATCCTGCGGCCGCGCCGTTCCGAAAAACCGCGCCACCTCAGCCTCTGCGATCTCGGTTCCGGCTGGGCTGCCCGAGAGCCCCGGAGCCAGACTGGTCGTGATCCGTCCACGCCAAGGCATCGCGGGCTGCCCCGTCTCGCCGCGCCAAGGGTCGAGCAGGTCATTGCCGTCCAGCTGCTCCATGAGGATGAAAGGATAGAAGACCGCCTTTCGCCCGCTGGCGGCGATGGTGCGGAGTGCCTCGATCACCGAGCGATCCGACGGAGTGCCGCCATAGATCGGGCGATCGTCTATGCGGGCGACCACTTCAGCTTCGGCGCGGTCAATCCCGCCTGCGCGCCAGGGCATTTCCTCGCCGTCGCGCGCGCGATCCTCGACCTTGGGCCGGATCCGGCAGCGATCGATGGGGAGATCGTCCCCAAACCACGAGACCACGAGCGAGACCGATCCGACATTCGGCAATTCGCGACCGAGCGTCGCCAAGGACGCGCCAAGATCGGTTCCGGAATAAGGCGTGTTGCGATTGACGACCTGCCCTTCACCCAATCCGAAATCGTGGCTTACAGGCGTGGTTGCCAGAGCATACTCTCCCGTCCCCGGTATAAGGGCTACGGCCTGGACCTCACGCGACAGGCCCCGCCCCTGCTTTGCCCGCCGGGTCACCTCAAAGGAAAGTTGGGGAACCCGGTTCCCCCAGCGTTCCAAACCCAGTTCCTCCAAGACGACATAGGCGATCCCGCGATAGGCTGGGGCCGCATCACCTTCATGGGCCGCAATCGCGGGATCGGGCAGTTGTTCTTCGTCCCCCAGATAGATCCGCATGTTCAGTTCGTCGGGAGAAAGCTCTTCTCCATCCGCCCAGACCCGGCCGATCCCGAGGATCGGGCCTTCGCATAGCGCAAGGGCAAAGCTCAGCCGGTATCCGACCTGCGTGACGCTGGGCGCGGAGCCCTTGCCCCCGCCCTGCTTGCGCCGGGTTTCCACCAGAGGACCGGCCCAGATGGTATGGCCCGGAATCCGCATCTGGCCCCAAAGCCTGGGAATTGCCGCTCCTTCGCCGGCGGTCTGGATGCGCAGACGATCGACCCGCCCCGTCTCGACGGCGTTGGAGCCAGACCCCAGCAGACGCTGGTCGATGACGCGGCCAACCGCCGCCCCGACGGCGCGGCCGATCACTGCCCCCGACAGTCCGAGCACGGTGCCGCCAAAGCCGGCACCAAGCGAGGCACCCGCCGCAGCCAACATTAAAGTCGCCATTGCGCTATCCCCTCAAGATGTCTGCGGAAAGCGGAACCGCCCGACAATCCGCGAGCGCCATGGCGACGAAAGAGGACTTTCGACGACACCATGCCGATCATATGCGTGAATGAAACTCGCAACTCTGCCGATTTCGCCCTGCACGCCCATGTGCTTCGCCACGGCTCCCGGACGCATGCGAAAAATCAGCACATCCCCCGGCGCGGCGTCTTTGGCGACAATTAGGACCCGTCGTGCTCCGGCAAGAAGAAGCTCCTCGCCGCCCGTCTCGCCCCAATCGGGCGTGTAAGGTGGCAGAATTTCAGGCTCCGACCCCAGGCATTCCCGCCAGATGCCTCGGACAAGGCCAAGACAATCCGTTCCGCCATGTTTGAGCGAAGCCTGATGGACATAGGGCGTCCCGATCCAGCTTCGTGCGATATCCACGACGTTCGGGGTCATCTGACCACCTGCGGGGCCAGAAGCCAGTCTTCGCTGGGCAAATGCGGAAATCCGCGAAAGTTCAGAAAATTGAGAAACTTCAACCGACATGTCTCGGCGCGCTTGTCACATCCCGCTATCAGCCTGACCTTGTCGCCGGGAGCGGGACGAATGCCGAGACCCGCCCAAAGCTCGACAGTGCGGCGCGAGCCCGAATTCGCGCTGTCCGACTTGACCACGCCGCGCAGCCCCTGTGCCGCGCCGTCCAGAACGATCATCTCGCCGCGTGAGAACCACCCCTCTTCATGCCCCGCGCCACCAGAAAGAACGATGCGCTGTGCCTCATCGACGGAAACGACCTCGGCCTCGGCCGCATGGCTCGCGGATGTCAGATCCACCCCACATTTCCGATCCCCCAGTTCAGCCGAACAGCGCGGATGATAGACGCGGCCCTGCGCACGGTTCAAAGGCTCGGAAAGGCCGCGCAGCTCTGCCCGGAACTGGACACCGCTATGGCTGACCTCGCCGATCCCGCCACGGAAGATCAACACGCGCCGGGACAGATCCTGCCAATCGACCTCCCATATGCGAATATCCGCGCCGTCCCAGCGGCCAGCCAACAGATCGACATCGCGTATCGCCTCATCCGAAAGCACCCCGACCGCTTCGCTATTGTCGACCGACAGACCCGTTCCCTGCGCAATGGCGCGCGCGTTCAGACCCGCCTCGGGACGAAAGGTCAGCCCGTCGAATTCAAAGGCGCAATCATGGTCCGTGAAGCCCAAGGCCATCCCGTCCGAACGGGATATGGCCCAGGCACGCGCAATCGTGTCGCCTTTCATGTCCGCACCTCGATGACAGGAATCTGTGGCATTTCCCCGGCTTGAAACGAAGCGATCGAGACCGAGATTCGATCCGTGTCGAACCGAACCGGAACGTCGAATTCGAAGCCTGCCGTGATTTCGGCACCGGACGCAGGAGCCACCGAGAACGCCAATTCGCCCGTTTCCAGATCGACCGAGAAATCGATGCCGGCATGAAGCTCAACTTTGCCGATGGCTGCCGTAACCGTGCCCGAAACCGGTTTACTGATGGGACGCCAATATTGGCCCGGTCCCGACGGGTAGCATTTTCGCAAGGCGAAGCTGCGGCGAACGCCATCTCCCCGCCCGAGCGGCTGGTCCAGAGGCGAGACCTTGGAACTTGGCAGGCAGGATTTGTAATCGCCCCAATCTTTCCAGCGGAATCCGTGCAATTGACCGGCCCGCGCTTCGAAAAAGGCCAAAAGCTGCGCCACGTCATCCAGTGAGCGCAGCCCCATCCCCGCGTCATAGCGGCGGCGCGAATGCGCCCAGGGGCTGCGGCGCTCTTCGTGGCCATTATTCAGCGCGACGATTTCGGTGCGTCGCTCGGGCCCGCCGACCGAACCAAAGGACAGGTTGGCGGGAAATCTGATCTCGTGGAACGCCATGCCTCACCGGTTCCTTTCACCCTGCGCCAGGACGCGGGACAGCTGCGCGGCGATCTGGCTTTGCGAGCGGTGAAAGCCCGCAATGTCCGGCGTGGAAATATTGAACGTGACATTGACCGATCGCCCGCCGCCGGACGCCGCCACCCCCAGACGTCCATCGGCACCCCGCTGCAGGGGCATGATGGCCTCGGGCCCGGCCTCGCCCATCAGGCCCGTGGCGCCGCGCATGGGAAAGTAGGTCGGCTGCGAGACGACGCCACCTTGCGCAAAGGCCATGACCCTGCCCTGCGTAAAGCTTCCGCCATTGGCAAAGGGCAGGATGCCCGAGACAAGGCTATTGCCGCCTTCGGCAATCGCGCCCGCCACCGCCTGCTGCACCGGCCGCAGCGCGATGGAAAGCACCGTGTCAGCCATGCTGCGGGCCACCTCTTTCAGGGCATCGCTCAGCTTGCCTCCGTCCAGGGCAAGATCCGCGAATGCCGCGCGCAGACCGCGACCAATCCCGCCGCTCAGGATGCTGACCTCGCGGCTGGTGAACAGCATCGATTCGCGCAGACGTGCAAGCTCCCTGTCGAGGGCCATCGTGGCGAGGCGGCCCTCGCCCGCCGCGCCATCGGTTGTGTCGGTCTCATCGTGCCAGGTCATGACGGCATCTCCTTTGAACATTCATCCCGCAGCCTTGCCCGGCAGATCGGGAAATCTGTTGGACAGTTCCTCCAGTCGGCCGCGTGTCATCGCGCCCTGGTGGCCTTGCACCCCCAAAAGAAGCGCAAGTTCGCCGGGACTCAGAGACCAGAAATCCTGCGGCAAGAGGCCCAACCCGCCCCTCTGCGGCGGCCCCATCCCGGCGCGCATCAGCCCGGCCCAATCCAGCCCCCGCGCGCTCATGCCCCATCTGCTCGAAACGCGCGGGCCAGCAGAAGGGCGGCCAATTGCGCAGCTTGCACCGGCCCGCCACGAAACTGGGCGGCATTGAATTCCCCGACGCCACCGCCCCAGCCACCGCCACGCAGACCGGCAACCAGAACCGCGATGACATCACGACTGGAAAACCGCCCGGCTTCAAACCGCTCGATCAGAGCGATCATGCTTTCCGCGCCGAGTTCGGCCTCCAACTCGGCCAGAGCGCCAAGGGTCAGCTTCGCCACATGAGGCCGCTCGTCGAGCCAGATTTCGACCTCGCCGGCCCAGGGATTGGCCATGTCAGAGCGAAACGAAGCTGAGCGCGCCCGCGCTTGCCAGGGAAATCTCATAGCTCGCCTCGCCATTGTAGCTGCCGGAATATTCCAGGCTGGTGATCTGGAACGGACCCTCGACATTGCCGAAATCCGGGATCACAACCTGGAAGCGCGGGATCTCGCCTTCGAAAAAGATCTGCCTCGCCCGCTCATCCGTTTCGCCGTCGCGAAACACACCCGATCCGGAAATCGTCGCCGAGCGGATTCCGGCCCCGCCCAGCAATTCGCGCCAGCGACCCTCGCTTTCCAAACTCGTGACATCGACCGTCTCGGCATTGAACGCGATCCGCGTCGCACGCAGACCGGCGACCGTCTGGAACTGGCCGTCGCCGGTCATGTCCAGTTTGATCAGCAGGTCCCGACCCTTTTGCACCGTCATGGCGTCATCTCCTCAACCCAGATCAATCCGCGCACGGAAGGTCAGATCGACCCGCCGCCCGGAGCCTTTTTCGATCCTCCGCGCGCGGGCGCGCAGAAGCCACATGCCGACAAGATGTCCGCGAGAAAGGGTCACCGCAGGCTGGTCCAGCGCCGCCGAGATCGCCTCGGCAGCCAGCTTGACCTGCCCGAACCCCTGCGCCCCCTCGGCCCCCGACAGGACCGAGACGGTGAAATCATGGCTGCTCCCGGCCCCTGTCATGTCGCCCGCGTCGCGGCTGTCCTCATTGCCCAGGACGACATAGGGACCGACCGTGCCGGAAACCGGCTGGGCGTCGAAGATCGCGTCTCCGACGAGGTGCTGCAGAGCGTCATCCTCGCGAAGCAGCTGATAGACCGCCGATTGAAGCGCGACCGCTGCGGCATAGCTCATGCGGCACCCTCCTCGCTTGCGATGCAGATCAGGTAGCGGCCCTGCGGATCTTCCTCGGCGACCGAGTCGATCAGAAAATGCCGCAGGCCGTCGCGCAGGGCGAAGCGTTGTCCGGGCTTCGGGCGGCGCGGATCGCTTGCCGGGGCCGAACGCACGAGGATGCGCCAGGTGACCACGCTACGTGCCCCCTCGCCGCTGGCCTGCAACCGCCCCGAACCCGAGCGCATCTCGCCCCAGAGCTTGCCGACCGGCTGCCATTCGAGACGACCGCCACCCATGCCGTCCGAGACGCTGCGGCCCTCTTCGAGGGTCAGCGCAATAGCAAGTCGCGGAGGCGTCATGGCTGCCTCCTAGTCGCCGAGCGTCCGCCCAGAACCCGGACCGCGCGCCAACGCTCGATCAAGGCGCTGACCCCGAAGGGCATGGCGGCCTGGCTGTTCTCGAAGCTGCGATCCTCGTGGTAGCGCGTCGCGAGCAGCATCACCGCCTGTGCCAGATCCGCCGGGACCGCGCTCCAGGTCACGCCGAAACCGGCAGTGAAGGTGATCGTGACAAGACCCTGAGCGGGCACCACCGGCAGATAGGCGCTCAGCGGCGCAAGGACCGGGCGCTGCATGTCCGGGATCAGGCGGTAGCTCGCGGCCTCGAGCAAGGTGACCTGCCCCAGGCCATTGTCGATCTCGACCCGATCGATCGAACTCACCGGGGCCAGCGGCAAGGGCTGCCCCGTGGGCTCGCGCCAATCATCCAGCTTCAGGCGAAATTGCCGCGCCAGCAGGACCTTGCCGGTGCGGGCCTCGATCGTGGCAATGGCCGCCCTCAGATAGCCAGCCAATGCCGTCGTTTCGGCGGCGTCCTCGGACATGCCGAAACCCGTGCCCAGCCGCAGATGGTCTCGCAACCCGGCGACGGGCAGCGCGCCTTGATCGGGCGCTGTCACTTCCACAAGCATCATTCCAGTTTCTCCGGGCTTTCGATCCAGCGGCATTCAGGAAATGGGGCCATGCGTGTCCGGCCATGCGCGCGCGGACAGTTGCTCAGCCAGTCGGACGGACATTGCCCGCATGGCCCCGCTTCGGCCTCGGATCAGCCGAAGATCATCAGCTTGATGGCGCGGGCATCGGTCACGCCGCCGCCGACACGCTTGGTGGCATAGAAAAGCACATGGGGCTTGGCCGAGAAGGGATCGCGCAGCACACGCAGATCGGGACGCTCGACAATGGTATAGGCGCTGGCGAAGTCGCCAAACGCGATCGAGGCCGAGCCGCTGGCGATATCGGGCATGTCCTCGCAAAGCAGGACCGGATAGCCCAGCAGCTGCGGAGGCTGCCCCATGGCGAGCGAGTCGGTCCACAGGAAACGCCCGTCCGTGTCGCGCATCTTGCGCACGGCGGCCGCGGTCTTCGAGTTCATCACGAAGCTCGCATTGGCGCGGAACTGCGCGCTGAGCGCATAGACCAGGTCGATCAGCGCATTCGCCGGATTGGTCGCCGCGAAATCGCCCGTGCCGCCCGAGGGGATCGTGCCGATCTGCACATTCGTGGCCGAGGCATTGGCGGCGCGGGCATGGGTCAGGAAGCCCTTGGGCTTGTTCACGCCATCGCCGCTGATGAATGCCGTCGCCTCGGCGCGGGCGAATTTCTCGGCGATGCGGCCGGCAAGCCAGCTTTCGACATCGAAGGCCGCGTCATCGAGCAGGCGCTGGCTGGCCTTCGGCATGGCCGAAAGCTCGTGGACCGGGATGACCACGCGCTGCACGGTCGAGGTCCCGGTCTCGGCCTGGGTCGTGCCCTCGGTGGACCAACCGGTGGCGATGTCGCCCATGTCGACGAGCACTTCGTAGGTCGCGGATTCCACCGCCACGACATTGGCGACGCGCCGCAGCGAGGCCGTCACGTTCAGCGCCTCCTGCACCTGCACGGCGACCGTCGGCGCGGCGAGGAAGCCCGCATCGCTCGAGGTGCTCATGGCCTTGCCCTCCATGGGCAGCGCGCGCAGATCGGCATCATCGCCGTGACGCACATAGGCGTCGAAGGCCTTCTGATGCGGTGCGGCTGCATCGGCCTCAACCGAAAGCGGGCTGCGGCCCCGAAGGATGGTCTTGCGGTCCAGCATGGTCATGCGCTCTTCCTGTGCTTGCAGTCGTTTCTGAATGTCGGTGCGGAAGGTCTTGAGTTCGCTCACGAAGCTCATCATCTCGCTTCCAAGGTCGCCGGGCGTCTCCGCCCCGGCCGCGGCTTTCACCTCGGTCATGGTCCTCTCCCTTGCGGTGAAACTCACTCGGCGCGCAGCGCCAGAGTGGCGGCACGGAACATCGCCGCCATTTCGAGATCCCGGTCCGACTTGCGTCCGACCTTGGCCTCGGCAAGCATCGGGAAGGTCACCAGCGACACTTCCCAAAGCTCGACCTCGCTCAGCAGGCGCCGCCCCTTGGCATCGCGCTCTGCGGAAATCGTCCGATAGCCGATCGACAGGCCGTCGATGGCACCTGCGGCGAGAAGCGCCGCCGCCTCGCGGGCCTGCGCCACTTCGGGCAGAAGCCGCCCGCTGACCCAGAGACCCTTGGCTTCCTCGCGAATTTCGTCCCAGACGCCGATGGGGCGGGCGGGATCGTGCTGCCAAAGCATCCTGACCTTGTCGCCGCGTGCATTGAGCCGGGCGAGGCTCGCCGCATAGGCCCCCTTCACGACGATGTCGCCGCCCTGATCGACCAGCCCGAACAGGCTCGCATAGCCCTCGATCCGGTCGCCCGCGGCGACCAGACGATCCCCGCCGGCATATTTCAGTTCCAGCCCGTAATGTTCTGAACCCACTTCACATTCCTTTCGGACTATAGCTCAGGATCGACTGCACGGCCTGCGTCAGGATGACCGCGACGACGCCATAGACGGTCATCCACAAGCGCCGCTCGAGCCCCTCGATCAGCTGCTCGATCCGCTCCAGCCGGCGCTCGACCTGGCCGAATTGCAGCGCCATGATCCGCTCTTGCGTGTCGAAGCGCTGGTCGTGCCAGTCGAAGGGCTCCTTGACGAAACGCGACCCCTCCATCTCAACCCCCGGCCAAGGGCGGCAGGCCCAGAAGCGCGCGCTTCTCGGCCTCGGTCAGGAAGATCGCCTCGCTGATCCGCCGCCATTGCTGGTCGCGCTCCTCGGCGAGGGCCGGGATCTGGTCGGGATCGGCGCGCAATTCGATCTCCTGCCCCATATGCTCGCTCAGCCACCACGCGAGGGCGCTTGCGACCCGCGACACCAGCGGCAGAACCGTCAGCCGGTAGAAGGCCCGATGCGCCTCGGCGTAATTGGCATAGGTCGCCTCGCCGGGGATCCCCATCAGCATGGGGGGAACACCGAAGGCTTGGGCGATCTCGCGCGCCGCTGCCTTCTTGGTCTCGTGGAACTCCATGTCGCTGGGACTGAAGCCCATGGGTTTCCAGTCGAGGCCGCCCTCGAGCAGCATCGGCCGCCCGGCATTGCGCGCGCCCTGGTGATGCATCTCCATCTCGGCCACGAGGCGATCATACTGGTCGGGCGACAGGCTGCCCTGGCCATCCGCGCCCTTGTAGATGATCGCGCCCGAGGGCCGCGCGGCATTGTCCAGCAGCGCCTTGGACCAGCCCGACGCACTGTTATGGACATCCACCGCCACCGCCGCCGCCTGCATCGGCGAGAGACCGTAATGATCGTCGAGCGGATGGAAGCTGCGGATATGACAGATCGGATCCGGGCTGCCCGCCATCTCGAAGCGGAATTTCCGCCCGCCCACGCCGTACTCATAGGCAATCGGCCAGCCATCGGGCCCCGGCACCGCGGCCATGCGGTCCGAACGCAAGACATGCAGCTCCAGCGGCAGGCCCTTGCCGCTTTCGCCGACCGCTTCGAGATAGCCATTGCCGCTCAGCAGAAGCTGGCCGAACAGCGCCTCGAAAAGCTCGGAGCGGCTCTGCCCCGGATTGGGGCGGCGCAGCAGGTCGAGCACCGGGTGGATCTCGTAGCGGCGCTCGCGATCCTGGCAGACCAGCGGGACCGTCGCCGCCGCCTCGGCGATCAGCCGGACGGCGCGGAAGCCGACCGGGTTGTTCACGAAACCCGAACGCGTCAGCGAGACGGTATCGCGCGGAGACCAGACCACCCTTCCGGACCCCGCGGCCAGGGCGACGACCTTGCCCGTGGCGCTGGCTTTCGTCTCGACTAAGGGGGCGGGCTGCTCGGCCCGCCCGAACCAGGGAAATGCCATCGGTTCCTCCTAAAAGCGCAAGAAAAAAGGGCCGCAATTCGCGACCCCTCGGACCCGGCAGGCCCATCCATCCGTGTTCGAACATCCCGAAGGGACGTCTCATGCGCCCCATCGAGGGGCACATGAGCCGGGGGGCGCAGCCCCCTTCCCGGCTGCGGCTCGGGGCCGGGATCCCGAATACCCGATCGGGCCTTGCCTAAAGCCGGCGCACCTGCGGTCGACGATAGCTTGCCGCGGGCTCGATCATCAGCTCATGGATCGCCCAGACCAGCGCATCCAGCCGGTCGGGCGATCCCTTCGCCTCATAGCCGCGCACGGTCATGCGGCACATCTGGTCCTCGAGCGCGCCGAGGCCGCGCAGATGCTGCACCCGTCCCTGCTCGTAAAGCGCGGCGACCGGCTCGGCCCGCAGCCCCTTGCCGCGACCCGCCCGCAGCGCCCGGAACGGCACCAGCGGATCGATCTGGCGGATCACGCTCTCGACCAGATCGCCGCCCTGATTGACTTCGGCAACCATGCGCTCGGCCCCGTGGCGCTCCATCGCGGCGATCGCGGCGCGCGCCCAATCCGTCGGCCCGCCCCGCACCGTCGCATCTTCCAGCACCACCGCCCGCCAATCCGCCGGCGCGCCGTCGCTGGCCACTCCGGCGACGATGATCCCGCATTCATCGGAAGCGGCCCCCCCGGTCACCGAGGGGTCGACCGCGACCACGATCCGGTCGAGCTTCGGCGCCGTCTGGACGCGGCAGGCCTCCAGCATCGCACTCGTCCAAAGCGCGCCCTCGACATCTTCGAGCAGCACGCCCTCGAGTTCCTGCCGGCCCAGCCGGGTCCCGGCATAGCGGCTCTCGACCTCGGCCAGGAAGCTCTCGGCCAGATAGGCGCGGTTCGCATCGGTCGGCGCATGGGTCGTCACCGTCGAGGCATTTCCCAGGATCCGCTTCAGCACGCCGACATTTTTCGGGGTCGTCGTCACCACCTGCTGCGGATGCGGCCCGAGACGCAACGCGAATTGCAGCATGTCCCAGGTGTCCTCGGCTTTCTTCCACTTCGCCAGCTCATCGACCCAGGCGGCGTCGAATTGCGGCCCGCGCAGCGCCTCGGGCTCATGCGCCGAGAAGAGCTGCGCGGTCGCGCCATTCGGCCAGACCAGCCTGCGCCGCCCGGCTTCCCATACCGGGCGGCGGTCAGGTGGCGAGCAGGCCAGGATGCCCGACTCGCCGAACACCATGACGTCGCGGGCCTGATCGAAGGTCTCGCTGACCAGCGCCAGGCGATGCGCCCGACCCGCGGCCGCGGGCGTCGCGCCCTCGACCTGCGCGCGCACCCATTCCGAGCCGGCGCGGGTCTTTCCCGCCCCGCGCCCGCCCATGATGACCCATGTCTTCCAGTCGCCCTCCGGCGGCAGTTGATGCGGCAGGGCCCAGAACTCGAAGAGCCAGGGCAGCGCCGCCAAGGCATTGTCGCTCAGCCCGCCGAGAAAGCCGTCAACTTCCTCCGGCGCGGCGCAGGCAAGCCAGGCGGCGCCCGATTTCATCTCGTGCCGCGGCAAGGTCGAGGACCCCAGTCCCGACATGTCCGGCAGCATCCTTGCGTAGCTTGTCAACCTTGCCCCTTTCCTCCAGCACCATCTGGGTCGCGGCCCTCAGGTCGCGCACCAGCTTGCCGGACTCTTTCAACTCGTCGGTTTCGCCCGCCTGGATCTTCAGGCGCAGCTTGTGCAGATCCACCGCATAGGACTGGAACAGCCCATCCGCGATCGCCAGAACGTCCGTGTCAGTCGTTGTCACGCCGGCCACGAATGGCCCTTCCGAGGCGCGCGGCCCCGGATCGAAATTCATCGTCATCGCGTTTCGCCCTGCCCTCGTGTTCTGTCCGCACGAGCGAGACATGAAAAAAGCGGCCCGAGGTCTTCCGACCCGGCCGCTTGCCCATTTCTCCCAGCATGTTTAATTTCTACTTTAGGGCGTTCGCAGAGTCAATTCAAAACCACCAGTTGCATTTACGCTCTGGTAATTCTCCTTACAGAACAATGAGTTGCCCTGCGCAACACCCTTGCGCACGCCCTGCGCAACAGGCGCGAAACGCACCGGAATCAGGGCGGCTCAATCGCCCTGAACGGGTCGCAGCGCCTCTCCGCGCTCGCGTTCGATGACGCGCCAACGCGCGACATTCTGGTTATGCTCCTGCAGGGTCCGGGCAAAGGCATGGCCGCCGCTGCCATCCGCGACGAAGAACACGAATTCGGTATCGTCCGGATTCATCGCGGCCTCGATCGCGGCCCTGCCGGGATTGGCGATCGGCGTCGGAGGCAGCCCTGCAATCTGATAGGTGTTATAGGGCGTGCGCCGACGCAATTCGCTGCCGCGCAGCCCGCGATCCAGCACCCCTTCGCCCTTGGTGATGCCATAGATCACCGTGGGGTCGGTTTCGAGGCGCATGCCGCGCTGCATCCGGTTCACGAAGACACTGGCCACCACGCCGCGTTCGGTCGGTATACCGGTCTCTTTCTCGATGATCGAGGCCATGATCAACGCTTCCTGCGGGTTCTTGTAGGGCAGATCGGGCGCGCGATTTTCCCAGGCGCGTGACAGGGTCTCGGATTGCCGCCGCTCCATTTCGGCCAAAAGCACGGCGCGATCGGCACCCTGCTGAATGTCGTAGGTATCCGGGGCAAGGCTGCCCTCGGCAGGCACCTTCGCGACATTGCCCGACATGAAGGGCGCCTGTTTCAGCGCCTCGACGATCTGCCAACTGGTCACGCCCTCGGCAACGGTGATGCGCAAGCGGGAATCGGCGGCCTTTTCGGCCTGAGCGATGCGCTCGGGCGCGGTTTCCGAGGCCGGGTTGTATTTCGCCTGCTCGGCCATGGCGCCGGTCTGGGGATCGAGGTCACGCAGGATCAGAGTGTTTTCACGAACGCCGACACGCAGGATCAGTTCGACCCCGCAGGTCGAGGCACCGCCCGCCGAAAGAAGCTCGACGACCTCTTCCATTGTAGAATGGGGCGGGACCAGGTGCGAGCCGTATTTCAGGCCCCGCGCCTTGCCGAGGTAATCGGTTCCCGCCCGGAAGATGTAGCCATTCGAGACGACTCCCTGCGCGACCAGCTGATCGCTGACCGTCGCCAGACTCGCACCCGGAGCGACACGCACGCATTGCGCCGCGGCACTGGGTCCGGGGGCGTAATACTGATGCTTGGCCCATGCGACCGCCGCGGCTGCGGCGATCAGGATCACGATCAGCAGCGTCAGGAAATTCGCCGCGATATGGCGCCACATCAT